TTGTATTTGAAACCGCTGGCGGTCTGACGTTGGACTGTTACTTGGAATACGAAGCAGAGGAGCGTGAGACTCGTGATGAACCTGGCAGTCCTGCTTCGATGGGACTTGTGTGGGCCTTGGTCGAAGGCGTGGACATCAGCGAAGTGCTTGGCGACCTGGCTGAAACGATTGAGGAAGAAGCGTTGAGCGACCTAGAAGACCAGATCAAGGATGCTGCATTTGAACGTGGTCAAGACCGAGGTGCAGCATGAACTGGCTGGCGGCAGCAATCATCGCCCTGGTGCTGGGCACCAGCCACTACCTTGATTGGCCCTCAGAGTTTGAGGCAGCGCAGGATGCTGCTGCCGCCTACCGTGCAGCCAGGACTGACCAGGAGCGCCAGCAACGCTTCGAGGCGGCTGCACAGGCAATGTGCGGCGAGAACGCAGCCTGGAAGCTGCTGGCAGATGGGTCGGTGCAGTGCTTTACACATCGTGGTTTCAAAACTCGAAAAGTGACGCTATGAACGACAACGAAGACTATGAACTTGCAAGCCTGATTTTCGGCATTGCAATCACGTTGCTGATCCTGTTTGCCTTGGTTGGCATTGCGGGGCTGGCAGGGTTTCTGTGGGGGATGCTATGACTGACCTGAGACAAGCCGCGCAGCAGGCGCTGGAGGCGTTGACTGATGCTGCCAATGTGTTGTCAGCACCGATGTTTGCTGATGCTGCTGACGCCCTTCGCACTGCGCTGGAGCAGCCAGAGGAGCGCCCGTGGCAGGGGATGACGGAAAAGGATTGGGAGTATGTTAAGGACAGTAAAGGAACATCCTTAGACACTTTCGATCAAGGCGCTGCATGGGCAGCAGATCAACTGAAGGAGCGCAACAAATGACAATCACAGTGATGAGCAAGCGCATCAGGGACGCCCTGGCTGCAGCGCCTGATGGCATGACTGCCAGTGAGCTGGCTCTGGCGCTCAATGCCCAGCCATCAGCCATCAGTCGCAGCCTGGCCTTGATGCCAGATACTTACATTGATAGGTGGGTGCGTACCGCTACCAAATATGCTGGCGTCCACTGCCTGGCGTTTGTGCCAGATGACTGTCCGCATCCTTAGCGTTATTTTTTACGGAGAATTCAAGTGAAGAAAATTGTTTTTTACTGCGGTGTTGAAGGTGACAATTTTGTAAATGCTTACGTTAGCAACAGCCGTGAATACCTAAGAATGGACCACCCAGAACGTCTTGCTGCTTTAACAGGAATCATTGCTGAACTGACGCAGGAGCTGCAATTTGTGACTGCACAAGTTAACGCCCAAGATAGTCTAATAAAGATTGCAGACCTTCCTCAGTAAATTGTTCACCTTGGTGAGACATCCGCATCTTTGCCAATATTTGATCATCTCTAGCACCTCTTGCTCGTTGTTCCGCAAATAGTTTAGGAAACAGCAGGCTGGAAGGTACTCCAGTTTCTTGATTTGCAATGTTTAACCCGCCAACATAACGGCCTGGTATCCCTGCAGAATATGATTGATGTTGGTAATTAGGCAGGACAATATTTCTGTCTGGAATTGATTCAAACAGAGTTTGTCCAGCGTACCCTGGACGCAGCCCTTGTTCAGTCATTACTTTCTGCGTGTCTCCGTAAACAGGGAAACCAAGATCACGAAATTTTGCTGTGTTGACTGCTTTAGAGATCGCTGTGCGTAATTGGCCTGGAGTGTAATCTGCAGCTCCTTTAACGGTCAACAATTCCTCAATGTTTGGCGAATCGATTCCCGCAAAATTTTTGAACGGATAAGTTCTGACTTTCTTTGTAGAACCAGCAACAGCCACTTCAACAGGAAAATTTTTGATGGTGTTGTTGAAAAGTTTTATTGCTTCTTTTTTAGGCTTTAACGCATCAAGTTGTCGCACAAATGATTGAGCCATATGGTGACTAAAATCTACAGACTCAGGACTGCCACCAAAGAAAACTCCAAGGACATCTTCACCTGGATATTTGTTGAGGTTGGCAATTTTGCTTGCAGCCGCACCTGGTTCAGATGCATATGCAATTTCTTGTTGGACATTAGGCTGTACCAAAGAGTATTTCCTACCAGCTTGTTGAGTTACGGGTTTAGTGAGTGGCACACCAGCAACTTGGGAGACATCCCCACCAATTGGTGACAGATCACCGAAAACTGGTACTAAGCGTTTTCCGACAAGGTTTTCTGGGTTGTATTGAATTTCTGGAATTAAATTTAATCCTGGCGTGGGAGTTACGATGTCACCACCTGCCAAACGCATTTCTTCTCGCCGCATTACAGCCTGATTAGACAGGGACTTCTCAAAACTAGTGATGGCTGATTTTTCTGCTGGTGTCAATACTGCTTTATTGGGATAAAGCAACTCTCGCACTGGTACACCGCCCACATTCGGACTGCGGCTGGTTGCCATGCTTTGCGTTCCTTGCGACATATCTTGCAACAAATCAGCAAGTAAACCACCACGCTCCATCACCTTTGGCACAGCACGTTCCGCAAAGCGTTCACCAGCCCTGCCTGCTGCCATAGCCGCCGCTTGTACAGGTCGAGCCATTGGCAGCACCTGGGCTGCAGTTCCAACGGGGAACCCAATCTGAGCGCCTGACCTGACCCTGGCGGTGTTGGGGTCCAGGACGCTCCCAGCCATCTCGTCTGGTGCCATGCCCAGCAGTCCACCCAGGCCACCGTACACCTCTGGATATTGCTGGCGCAGGTAAGGCTCTGATGGACCTTGCAGTTGCCGAACATCAGCAAGCAAGTTTGGCTTGCGCTTCTTCAGAAACTCCAGGTCATCAAGCAGCCCCATGATGCGCCCCTAGCTGATCTGCGTGATGGACACATCGGTGGCAGTGGCGCCACGAATGACAGCCACCTTGTCACCAGAGGCGCAGGCCACATACTCGATGGCATTCGCTGGCAGCATTGGCGAGGTGGTCAGGCTGGCGGTAGGGCTGGCGCCAATGGCAAAGTGGCAGTGCGCTGCAGAACCATTCGCCAAGCGCAATATGGTCACTCCTGTTGCTACTGCCGTTGACTGCACGCTGCTGGCTGTAACTGTCATCACCTGGGTGGTGCCAAGTGCCCCAAAGATTGTGACCTGACCGTTGTCGTCCCGAGAGAGTTTGCTCATTGTTGCGCTCCTATTAAAGTTCCAAAACCTAGTTGCTGTGCCTTCTGGCGCAGTGATGTTGCCAGTGGCTCCACCCGCATGATATTCGCCTTCGCCATCATCATCGCCGCCAGCTTGGGGTCCAGCATGGCCTGCACCAATAGCTGCTGAATCTGCTCATCAGGCAACTTGTAAAGAAAGTCCAGCGGCCTGGACATTGTTCTTAGGGTGGTGTTGGTTGCCATTGACTCGCTGAAAATCTTACCAATGAGGTTGCCCATTGACATATTCTTGAAGGTGTCTGAGCCTGGTGGCTTGATGCCGGGTGAGGTTGCCGCCATGCCCCTGTTGATCTCGTTGATGATGTTGTCGAGTTTGCTCTGCGCTGAAGGTGACAGTTGAGTGCCAAGCTCATCTTGTGCAGCCGCAAGCTGCCTGCGTAGTGCTGATGCCGCCAGGACAGGGTTACCCGTACTGAGGTTGGGCAGTCCAGTTGTGACCTTGGCCTCAATGCCCTGCAGCAGACGCATCTGGTCAATCCCTTGCGAGGACTTGGCGTACTTGTCCATGTAAGCCCGAAAGCCTGGCGCACCAGCGTCAATGGTCCTGTCAATGACAGGCAGAAGGTCAGCGAGTTGTCCCTTGGCGAGTCTGAGGTTGGACAGGTCACCAGACAGCTTACCCGCCATTGCATCTGTGATGTCCTTGCGGACGCTGTACAAAGACATTGGGTCAATGGTGCCTGTCTCTGGGTTTACTCTCTTTGCCAATAGTCCCTGGACGTAGACCATTGCATCGTCAACCGTCTTGCGTTGCGTTGCCGGGTTGCTCATAATGCCTTCAATGGCTGAAAGTACAGGCTGAACATCCACCGCCTGCTTGTTGGCAAATGCAGCTTCACGCATCGGTGTTGTGATGGCTAAACGCTTGGCCTCTGCATAGGGGATAGAGCCAGGCTTGCCTGATATCTGTCGGAAGGCGTTAAGGATGGCCTCCTGGTTTGCGTTGATCTGCTGACCAAACAGGTTGCCACCAGTGTCCAAACCCCTGATGGCAGTCTCAGCACCAGCCAGGCCAGGGTCACGCGCTGTGCCAGCCGCCGTGGGTCTAACGCCAGGCACCAGAGGCGCAGACATCTCCATGTTCCTCATAGCCTGCTCTGGGTTGGTGGCTATTTTGTTCAGCACATTGCCGACAATGACCTGGCGTCCCTCCTCTGAGAACGGCTTGAGCATTGCACCAGGCACTGACAAAGCTCGTTGTGTGGTGGACAGTGTTGGCCCTCCTGGAGCCACCATACCCGCCAGCAATGCACCGCCCATCTGAGCGTAGGGGTTAGCACCACCCTCCCGCAATGCACCGCCAGCGGTTGCTGCAGATACCGCCGCTGCTGATTGTGCCTGTGGACTTTGCGCGAAGAATTTAGCAGCCTCACTGAGCATTCCCGGTAACCTAGGTGCAACTTCTCCAGCAGCCCTGGCAACTCCAGCAGTGCCATAGCCAGCACTTGCAACGTCCTGCACCACCCTTTCTTGAGCAGTCTCAGGTTGTGGGAAACCCATGCGGTTGATGTTGTACTGGGCGGCTTGGGTGCTTGTAGGGAGCTTTGTCCCTGTCGCCAGGTTGAACAGGTTTACCAAAGGGTCCACCACCATTGGCACTAATCCCCCAAGAGTCATCGCAGACTGAACCATTGGCCTCGTAGCCAAACCAGCCTGGCGCATCATCTCATCTGGCATTGACCTTCTTGGCGCTGCTGGACCCAAAGCAGGAAGCTGCTCTAGAGCCTTGGTAATATCCTCCATGCTCATCCCATCAGGGAATGAGACAGGACCGTAGCCCAGGACGTTAATGGTTTGTGCCATGATAAATTCCTATGGTTTCACGAATTTCTTTTGGGCAGGATCCCAGGTCAGACCACCAACATCAGGTGCTGGTGGGGTGTAAGTTTTCCCTGCGCTTGTTTTCATAGCGTTAGTTGCAAGCTCTCGGGCCTGTCGCTTCTGCTCAATAACCGCTGTGCTGTCATTCGGCATTGGGAAGTATGTGGCGTACTCTTGCTTGGCTTCATCTACACCAATTGCTGCACCAGACTCCTTGCGGAGCTTGGCTCTTATCCAATCATTTGCCGCCTGCTGATAACGCTGGACATCAGCGCTTTGCACAGTTCTTTGAGTAATACCGCCAACAAATGGTATTGATCCAGCCACAGCAGACCCAACACCTGGATAGGAACCCGCCGCCTCAAGTGGTGCAAGAATGCCGTTGACCCTCTCCATCCTTTGGGCAAAGCCAAATGCATTGGATTGGCTTTCAGTTAAAGCACCTCCCTTACCCTTCAGTGGCTCACCACCACCACCAGTGATGGGGATAGTTGGCAGTCCTGGTACGGTTGGAATGTAGGAGAATCCTGCTTCTGTTTCTTGAACTTTGTAGTTCCCTCTTGCAAATTCGGATAAGCTCAAGTTGTAGCGTTTCAATGCAAGACCCAGGTTCTGCTGGTCAATGCCCATTCTCAGTGCATCTTGCTTGACCTTCTGATCAAACTGGTCTTTGCTCAAGCCAAGTTGCTGCAGCGAAATATTCAGTCTCGCTTGTTCCGCTGGAGGAATTCCAACTGTCAATGGATTACCACCAGCACCAAGAACTGGAATAGAAGGCATCCCAGGAGTCTTGGAAACATACATGATGGTTCCGTTGTCAGCTTCTTTTAGCTCGTAGTTGCCTCTCTTGAATTCCTCTTCACTCAAACCTATGCGCCTGAGTTGAATAGCCAGATCAGCTTGCTGCATTGGCGTCATGCCGACACTAAGTTGCTTACCACCAGTGCCTGGCACTGGAATGGAAGGCATACCAGGCACTTTGGAGACATAGACAAAGTTTCCATTCTCAGCCTGCTCTACCTGGTAGTTGCCTCTTACAAACTCCTGCTCATTCAAACCGAAACGCTTAACTGCCAGTGCCAGCTCTCTTTCGCTGATGCTGAGTCGCTGTGCATCATTCTTGAGTTTGGCGTCAAGTTCTGTTCTACTCATACCAAGTTTTTCCAACTCAAGGTTTGATTGGAATTTTTGGTAATCCGTCATGCCTAAGGTAAATTCACTTCCTGTTTGCGTCCTAGCTTTATCAATAGCAATCATTTTTCCACCAACATCTTGCAATACCATTTCCCTTGGTGGTCCGTACCCTGGTGCAGTTTGAATTTTTCCGCTTT